CCTCTTATTATTATCTATTTCCTTTAATTGAATAGTAGATTCCATTAATAATGTTTTGAACTAAATTATCTCTCATGATTTTAAACTAGTGTAACTTCACAAGCTCCACCCGCGCATGCTACCTCTCCACTCAAGTCAGTATCATCATGCATTTCAACAATTTTTGATAAATCAACATCATGAAGAGTCTTCATTAATTCTTCGTATTTTTCTTTTGTACAATCTTCAAACGGTGCTTGAATATATGTTCCGCCATCATAAGGTAATACTGAAAGTCCATTGTAAGATTCTTTATTTTCCCACATCCACTCACCAACTGCTGGCCACTCATGCTCTCTAATTGAGATTGTTGCCGATACGTTGTGTGCATTATTTCCATTTCTATGACCAGGTTTAATCCATTCTTGTTGAACTTTTTTAACTCTTTCCAATAATTGGATTGGTGATTCGTTTCTTAAAATTGACCCTTCAGGTGCTTTTTGTGGTATTCCAATAACCGCAGTATCGTGTGGTCTAAAATATTCATCCTCAACTAATTCGGGATGATTATTTTTTAAATGTGAATAAATTGCTTCATTCTTACCAACTCTAACTCTTCTCACATAATATTCATTATGCCATGCGTGAATACCTGATGATGTACCTAAAGTCAATGATGTAGTTCCCGCAGGTTTAACTGTTGTTGTTCTTGCCGATACGTTAATATTCAATAATTCTGCAACTCTTTTGTTTTCTTCCTTAACTACTTTTGCCGCTGATTTCATGTTTAAACCCAAAACAGCTCCTGAACCGATACCTGTCATTGATATTCCAATCAATGCGTCTTTCTCGGTTGTTCTTTGCCATATCGGTCTCAAATAGTGAAAGTTAGTATATCCCGCTTGTAATGTTCCAATAAAAGATGCCGCTCTAACTCTATCTTCATAATCTTCTTGTGATACAACATTAGATACGTTAACCTCTGTGAGGTTACAGAATTGGAATGGTCTTAAAGCAATTTCACAACAAGGATTAGTTCCCCAATCTTTATCATTACTTAGGTAGATACCAGGTTCTCCTGCCCCACTTGCTTCAATTCTCTTCCATAATTCCATGAAGTATTCTTTGGTAATTTTGTGTCTCATCAAAACTGCAGAGTTATTAGCTCTACCTCTTTGTGGATTTGTTTCCCACCATGCTCCACTCTTACATCCAATCATTTCTTCGTCAGTTGCTGAGAATAATGAAATAAGTGCTGCTCTTCTGATACCACCAGCTAATACTGCATCTGCAATATGACAAACAATATCATGTACTTCAATTGGTTTCAATTTTTCACCACCTTCTTTTGAATCTAAGATTCCCTCAACTTTAATTAAACATTCTTTCAATGGTTGTGGGCCAGGAGCTTTACCACCTGATGTGATAAGTCTTGCACCTTTTGGTCTGATGTCACTGAAGTCGAATTCAATTTTTGAACCACCGAAGAAATATGATTTAACTAATACTTTAACAGCATCAGCCCATCCTTCTATTGAGTCGGCAACTAACCATCTTCTACCTCTTTCTTTATTTGGTTTTCTGATTTCAGGTAAAGCATCAACGTGATGTTTTTGTACTGAGTAACCAACACCTGTTCCACCTAAAAGTAAGAACATTATTTCAGAGAACACTCTCCAATCATCAATCGGTGCGAAGGCACAGTTGTAAATTCTGTTAGGTGAGATTTCAATTGGTTTTCCTGCGAACTGCATTGACCTCATTGAGGGTAATACTTGTTTTTTGAAAACGTACATGTAATTCTCACGAATTTCTTTTTCTAATTTAGGATATTGCTTAATATGCATCTCCATGTTTCTTGAAACTAATTCTTGCCAAGTTTCTCTTCTTTTTAGTTCAGGGATATACTTTGCGTATTTCATATACACAGTTATATCCGATAAAATTCTGTTTGAAATGTCCATTTTTGTAAATTTTAAGGTGTAGTTATTTTATTAAAAAATCAACGATTTTTATGATAAATATGTGGTCGAACACCAAGCGACCAACAATTTAGATTAAAAAAATAAGTTTTTTTTTAAAAAAGTAGATATTTAATTAAATTGATTTTTGTTGCGCTTCTCTTTCTTTTCTTTTTTCTAAGAGCTCTTTAACTCTATCTCTTTTTTTCTCTTCTTGTTGTCCTTCAAAACCTAAGAATGTTACTGAAGATTCGGTGTCTATTTCAAGAAGTTCGTTATTAAATTTGCAGTTTTCAAATACAACTCCGTCTTTACCAAGACGTGACTTTGTGATGGCAATCGTTGCTAAGTTCATCTCTTTTTGTACAAGAGTCTTAGCTACTGTTATGATTACGTGTCCCACTTGAGCCTTCTTAATTGAACCTCCCATTTGGTCAGTAGTTACAACTTCAGATGAAATTGAACTTCTGTTACCTTGTGTTGCTGTCCAACCAACAAGATTCAATTCGTGACACATCGCTTCAAATCCCCTCATTACAGAACCCTCAGCTTTCCATTCATCCTTAGCACTTGATTCAGGTAATACACAATCAATATAGTCTAACAAGACTAAGTCAATCTTATTTCCATCGGCAATCATTTTTCTAACCTGATTTTTAATTTGACCCATAGTAGTTGTATCAGATGCAAGTTTTTTAAGAATCAATTTGTTTTTCATTGTATCTTGAATCTCACCAATCTTTTTTAATACCTCATCTTTGTGATTTGCCAAATTATCAGGTTCAATACCTGTCCATATTGTGAAGTGCTTTCTTTGAACAATTTTAGGATTGTCCTCAAAAAATATTTGAAGAACATTATACCCCAAGTTAAAGGCAGTATTTGCAATCTTGGTCAGGATTGTGGTTTTACCAACCCCCGTAGGAGCTAATATAACTCCAATCTCACCTTTGGCTAATCCACCCTTAAGAAGATTATCAAGACCTGCAATACCCATCGGAATTGGATGTCTATAGTCCTCATCCAATACTGTATCAAGTCCCATGAAGATATCAGTAACATCTTTTTCAATTTCACCCACCTGAAGTGCTTCTCTAATCAAACCTTCAACTTTGTCGTAAGACTCAAAATCACCCTCAGTAATAATCTTCTGAGACTTATCCATCGCCTTTTGTAACTCTTGTTGTTTACAGAATTTCAATGCTTTTTCTTGTACAAAATGTGTACCCTCAAATGGTGCATCTTTGACTTGTTTTAGAGTATCCAAAACAATCTTTGCAACCAATTCCTGTGAAATTTCTGATTTAACAATCTGTTCCAACGTATCAAAGTTTGGACAAGATTTGTACTTCACATAATACTCTTTTATCATTTGTAAAATGATTTTAAAGTATTTGTTATCGAAGTATGAACTCTCAATTACATCAATAATAGATGATGCAAAATCTTTATCTTCGATAATTTGGTTCAATAATTGTATCTGAAAAGTGTTCCCTAAGTAGTCAAAATTTTTATTCATGTTTGTGTTTCGTTCTCCCCTTATTATTAAATACTTACTTGCTCAAGTCAAAATCCAAATATTCGTAAGTTAATCTGTTGTTTGAAAAAATGTCAGTCAACTCTCTTAAGACATCTCTCAAAAATGGTCGTACATCAACCGTATAACGAACTTTTGGTGGAAATAATTTTCCGTCAAAAATTCTATGACAAATTGTCTGCTCTCCAACCTTAACAAAAAGGTTAAAAACTTCAGGCCCATCAGTGAATGATGTATTCATGATACTTGCGTCGCTTTCAATAGCGTTTCTATTATCCATCATGTAGATAACTGTTTTCATCTTTAGGTAATACTGAAGCTCTTCTTTTAGAGACTTCATGAACTCATACAACTCTAAAGAGTTTTTTGCCTTTGGGTTAAACCCTCTGACGTTGAAGAATCTTTGAACAACGATGTTATCGTTAAGTGTCAAGAGAAACTCCATTTTGGTGCTGTCCATTTCTTTCATAGCGTTTAATTTTTGTTTGTGTTTCGTTTTTCTTTTCTTGTTAATTTCATAAAAGGGGTGAGGAAGTTTACCCAAGCATTATCATCCTTAGGTAGATACTTAAAGAGACCATCTTCCATCATCATTCTCATTAAGTTTTTATAACCTCTATCGGTGGGGTCAATTATGTCTGTGATTATTTGTTCAACTAATGTCTTTCCATCATCTGTAATCAATGGGTTCGTGAGGTCAACAATTTTTTTGTTTGTGATATAAAACTCTTCTCCAAGTATAGTTGATTTTGTTTTACCATTCAAAAGATTTGATAAAGTTTTAATAGGTTTCTTTTGCGGGATATTTCGTGCAATATCGAGTAATTCTTCCACAGTGCAGGGTTTTTCCTGCACTTGAGGGAAATACTTTATTAAAGTTTTTTCTCCGAGACCTTCGATACCATCTATGTTATCTGATTTGTCTCCTGTGAATATTTTACAAAGTAAAACATTATAATGTGGAATGTGAACCTTATTAATGACGATATTATCCCCGTTACCGAAGTATTGCTTTGAGATGGGAGAATACACGCTGATATTCTCGTTAATCAACTGGGTAAGGTCCTTATCAGCTGAGAAGATGATTATCTGCTCATCGGTAGCAATCTTACAATAATAGGCGATAAGGTCATCTGCCTCATTATCAATCATTTCAACTTGTCTTACAAAAATTTCTTCGAGGTATTGTTTAACCCTTGATTGTTGATTAAGATACGACTCGTACTTGTACTCATTCATATCTTGGCGTCTGTTCGCCTTATATTGTGGGTAAATTGATTTACGGATGGAGGAATTGGAATCCCAAAATACAACCACCTTATCGTGGTCATGTTCTTCTAAGAATTTTCTAAGGATGTTTATAAAGTGATAGATTCCACCTAAATGGTCTCCATCACTGTATAAATCTCTTACTCCGTGAAATCCTATTTTGAATAAATTGTTTCCGTCTACTAAAAGTGTTTTAGTCACTTTGTTAAATTAGAGGTGATAAAAATTGTTTCTTACTCGCTGATATCATCAGTTGTTTCTTCTAAGGTTAACTCACCAGTTCCTGATAAGATACCGTTCCAATATTGGGAATACTCTTTCTTATAAGATTCCAAAGCTTCTTTAGTATCTTCAATATATCCTTGTGGTACTGCAATTAACTTTCCATCATTATACCCCAAACCATTTACGTGGTTCTTCAATATTGAAATTTTAGTTCTGATAGCATATCTCACAGTTCTTCCTCCTTTGGTTGCCGTGATATGGTTGATACCCGCACTTGCTTGATTACCAAATAAGAATACTAATGAAGATGCTAACCATAACGCCTCTCCACCTTTTGCTTTGATTGTAGGTTGTCCAAACGGATTGTCGGGAAGAGCAACCCAAGGTTGATTAACAACAACTAAAGTATTGTAATATGCATAATCTTCTTTCTTTGATTTAGAAATTCTTGAATGAACTCCCATACCAATTTTGTCAGCAAGTGTTGCAGCGTTATGTTGCTTACCACCCTTACCATCGAAGGTCATCTTACAAGGGATTGAACCTACAGAATCCCAAAGGAATAAAATAGATTGTTGTATTTCACCTTTCTCTTGAGCATCTAACACTTCATTAATGAAATCTGTTACTTGTTCAATATAGTCAAAACTGTCGTTGAAGATGAAATCACCATCCCACTCACCGTCAGAATTCTTTTTAGCACCCAAACCTAACTCAACAGCATGTTCCCAACTCCACTTCTTTTCGGTAATGATAAAGACAGGTAAATGACCTTTCTTTTGTGCATCAGCAGCTGCTAAAATCATAGCAGTTGTTTTTGAACTATTACTATGTCCCAAGAACATATTGATGCCACCCATAACAGGACCTGGTAATCCACTGGCACTTAAGAACGCTTCACCACAAAAATAGTAGCTAGTTTCTTTATACTTTGTTTTGGTTGAGAATTTATCTTTGAATCCTCCAACCTCTTTTTTCTTAATTCCCGCCATCTTCTATTCTTTTAATGCTTGGTAATTTATTTGTTTTGTTTCGGTTGTAGAATATTTTATCCTCTTCATAAAGTTCACCTATTTCATCTTCATGGAATGTTATTAGTTTGATAATTGACTCACCTTCTTCTTCTCTTAACATACCGAATAAAACGGTATCACCAATTTGTTTAGGTCTTCCTGAGAAGTATCCTTTATCTTTTAACTGACTCAATATCTCGTAAGATATCATCTTATTATCTCTTAACTGTAAGTCAACTTCTTCTTTGAATGTCATATTATAGATTAAAAAGGGTGGAGTATTATCTCCACCCGTATAATTTAGAATGGTAAATCTGAATCCACATCAGCATCTGCTTGTGGGTCAACCATTTTAGATGGTGTTGATTTTTTTGTTCCACCAAAACTTTCTTCAGATACTGTTGCGTCTCCGTAAACATATCCACCTTTATCGTTATCCCATTTTGGAGTTTCTCCTCTTGCGATAGCTTCAAGATATTCTACAGGTTTTTTACTATATACATCATTCCATGTTAACTCGTCATTAATCCAAGCATTTGCTTGTTCTTTTTCTTCGTGAACAGGACCTTGGTCTTCATACATAATTGTTGATACACTTGTATACTCTTTACCAGCAGGTGTTTTAGATTTTGTTAACTCGATGATTAAGTCACGTCCTTTTTCAGGGTCAGTGATGTCGCCTTTGTTTCTCCAAATAGGAATGATTTTATCCAAGATACCATCATTCTTGTAGTTGTGTTTGAATCTCCAAAACTTTGGACCATCTTCTTCGTGGTCTCTGTCGATTACTTTTACAATATAGAACTTACGAGACTTATATTGTTTCGCCAATTCTTTGTCTGATTCTTTGCCAGTTGACATCAACTCCTCATAAACCTCATTCAAAGGTGAACGTTCGTTGTTATTCTTAGCTGGGTCATAGAACTTTTGCCATTGTCCACCTACTTGAATTTCATGATACCAAGCCTCTTTGAAAGGTGATGAACCATCTGTTGTTGGTAGGATTCTAATTTTTCTTTGACCTGATTTCTCTTTATCACCAAGGATTAAAGCGAAATACTTTTTCATTCTTTCGTCTTGCGACATTTTACTTTGGGCCCCGCCCGATGCGTTTTGTGATTTCTCATACTGTGCCAATACGGCGTCTAATACATTACTCATTTTTTTTAAATTAAATTATTAAATTGTTTATAAAATATAATAATAAATA